GAAAGAGAGTTCCTATACCAGCTAGCGTATTTAGACCTGATGGACTTGCTTGGTAAGACTGCGTTGTTGTAGACTGCATTGGTAAGCCGCGTAGTAAGTTGCTAATATTACCAAGTTGCATCATTGGGTATTGCTGTGCAGTAGCGTAATTCTGAATTGCTTGATTAATCTTTTGTTGTTCAGCGGCTTGTAGTTGACCGCCGTACTGGTTTTGCATACCAATAATATCTTTTTGCGTATTGAACTGTTGTTGACCAAGCTGACCTAGTGCGCCAGCGGCTTGACCTAGTTGGTTGTAACCTTGAAGAGCAGCTTGTTGACCTTGTAGACCTAACTGATTACCTGACAAGATATTACGTTGTGCTGAGTCGTAAGCGTTTTGGTAGCCTGTACCAATCATTTGGTTCATTGCTGTGTTCATATTACGGTTATTTTCAGAAGCCATCAAAGCCTCACGAGAACCGCCAAACGCACCTGCCCTAGTAGCATTACCTTGTTGTTGTTGCCCTGTGATACCGTATTGACGACGTGATTCATCTAGTGCAGGGTTAAGTGCGTTTTGCAAATATGGATTCATGAACTGATTAACGGTTGGAGTACTTGTAGCCATACCAAAATAATTATTACCCGCTTGACCAGCTTGACCTGCTACACCTAACGAACCTAAACCTGCCATACCTGCCATCTGTGATGCTTGACCGTATTGACCTGGAGTTCTTAAGTTAGCTGCGCCTTGAAAAGATTGTTGTTGCATAGGACTAAACCCAGCAACATAGTTATCCATATTATTGCTGTATGGAGTGTAGCCTTTAAATCCGCTTACTGTGCCATTAGGGTTAAATGTATATACTTGTTGTTGTGCCGCGCCAAGCATTGACTCTACATATGGTTGTACGTATTCAGGTAAGTTTGAGTTTTGAACTGTAGTATTAGTTGGACCTGGGTCTCCGCCACCACCGCCGTAAATACGACTTTTATCAGCTTTTAACTGAGTAGCAGAGTTACCTAAAGGCTCTCCCAATGCATAAAGTTCACGTCTTGAATAACTCATATTAATTTCTCCACTACTGTTTCAGTAGCAACAAGTCCAACTTTTTGTCTATACAATCTAACTCTTGCCCCAGAAGCATACGCCCTAATTTTAGTAGCGCCTTGCGCTTTAGCCCATGCAACTACTTGGTTAAATGTTTCTTCATCCACAATACACCTACCACCTACAGTAGTCATCGTTGCAACCCTGTGATTAGGGAATGAACTTACTTGAATTGTAGCCGCCCCTATAACTTTTTCATCTTCTACTGCTACTAATAAAGTTTGTGAGCCATTAACTAACTGCGTCTTTAATTGGTCAACCGAGCAATCAACACTACCTAATGCTACGTCAACCGCAGACTTAATAAACGGCCCTACTATATCCCACATTTGATGAACGTGGATTGGACTTACGGTTTGTATTATTATCATTTAGGTATAAACTTTTCTGGTTTAATTTGTTTACCTTGAGCCTTTTTACCTGTTCGTGCAGTACGCACTTTGTCCATCATTTTATATAAGTGTTTAGCGCCTGCATCTGTTGAGCCATTACCTAAGTGACTGACTACGTCAGCTGGAACTACAAACTCACCATCTGCTAAACGTGCTGGCTGTCTACCCCCGATAGTAGCTGGAATATTATCTGACATACCATCACCAGGACCTTTTAACAATCTTGGGTTACCCCCTGCAGCATATCCGCCAAGACTATATCCAGCGATACCACCCTGTGCTTTTTTCTCTACTTCTCCAGGTTTTGGTGCTGGTGGAGCATATGGAGTCTGACTCATTACTTGGCTAAATACTCGGTTAAAGTCTTGTGGGGCTACACCTTGCATCATTGCATCATATGCTGGAGAAGCTACTGACTGCGCCGCAACCGCTGCTGTATTAGGGTTATAGTCTGTCATTGGTATTTGTTGAGCTTGTTGGTATACTTCAGGTCTAGCTTCAGTTGCTTGGAAGTTTGAACCTAAATTACCTCCACCCATTTTACCACCTATACCACCCATATCACCATCTACAGGTCTTCCATCTGCGCCTATATACTGACGACCATTATTACCACCCATCACACTACTCATTGTATTCATCATAGGAAACCCACTTTGAGTATAGTACTGTCCTTTTTGCGGGTCATAGTATACTTGACTTCCTTGCCCTGCACTACCACCAAAAGCATAACTAGCAACGCCACCTTCAGCCATTTTCAATGGAGAACCCATATTTGGTTCAGTTGGTGTTTCATAAGTTGAATTAACTTCTTGTGCACTTATTGGCATTTGGCTCGGTGTCGCATACTGCGTTGTATCTAATCTACCTTGTGGGTAACCCATGTTGCCACCCATACCGCCTTGTGCTAGTGCCGTAATACCACCTTGTGCATATGATTGCATTGTTCCGCCCTCAGCCGCATATTTAGCGCTGTAGTATGGGTTAGGAGTTTGAGGGATATACGGTGTAAAATTATCAGGGTCGTAACCAGCTAACGGGCTTTCTTCTTCCTCTTCTAACTTAGGAATTTTTCTAGGTTGCATAAGACCGTATGCCCCGCCTAAACCCGCTGCCGTTATTTCTGGGTTATCTGCCGCAAAATTTAAAGCTTTAGCAGTAGTACTTCCTGGCGTAGCGTCTGCGTAATCTCTAAGCATTTGGAAAGAATTACGATTTGTAGCTGGTGTAAGTGCATTAAGCCCTTGAGAAGCTTTTACTGTATCCGCAAATGTTTGAGTTGGTGGTAAGGATACAGATTGACCAAAAGTGCTAAGTCCTCTTGGGTCAACTAATTTACCAGTAAAATCAACCCCCGTAGTACCTAAACCTTGAGCAGTATTAATTCCGCCTATATTTTGTGTAAGACCTGTAAGACCTTGATTAGCAGCTATACTTGGTTGAACAGTTGCTAGCGCTACATCATCTGCAATGCCAGCTCCCGCATTAATAGTATTTGTAACAGCTGGTGTAATTGCATTTTGTGCAGCTTGACCTGTCGTACCTACCGCAGCGGCACCTGCCTTACCCATCACAGCACCTGTAATACCCGACATTGCCCCGCCAGAAATACCGCCAAGTAAAGCACCTTCTAATACATCCTCACCTGTCGCTAAAGATTTAGCACCGCCAAAAGCCGCACCAATAAGCGCAGCCTCGCCGATACCTCCACCGACGTTATATCCTGGATGTTTTAAAACGCCTATGTTAAATTTAGAGCTAAACATAATTTAAACCTTTATTAATTTAGTTGTATGTTATCATGTATTAAACCGTTGTACCAGTAGCATCTACCCAGTTAGTGCCGTCCCACCAGATAGGAATACCTAACGTAGTATCAAAGTAATATTGCCCTGTTTGTAATTTTGGACTACCTGTATTAAGTGGTCTGTCAGCTGTTACGCCTGAGTCAGGAATTATCACTGCTTGCGTAAAGTTATCTATTTGCCCAAAGTAAAGACGTAACGCATTAGTTAGCTGGTCTTGATATCGCTGGTCATACTCAACTGGTCCGATAGGTAAGTTTGGGGCCTTGGAAGCACGGAGCGGTATGTTTTTTTCACCTGACATTATCTACGCCCATCTGGTCTAATATCAATACGTGGATTACCTAACTGCCATGCCACGCCAAGTCCTGTTGACTCAATACGAAAAGCTAACTGACGCCCACGCAGACGGGTATATACTTGCCCTGTAAATTCTTGAATATTATAAACTTGTGAACTTGCGTAGTTATCTATACTTGTTACTGTAGGGCTATCTGCTTGTGAATATGGAGCACCTGAGTTTGCACGAGGACGCACTGTCATTGTTACGGTAGCATTGCTTACTGTTGAGCCGTTAAAGTTAATATCGGGTAGTATGCGCCACACAAAACCAAAGTTATGCCCGTCAGCAATATCAAAATCAGACGATTGAATATAAGCATTAATAGGTTGCGAGCTATTTCCAGCATTGTCATCTACAGAAGATTCATGGTATAAAATGCGGTTATTATAATCAGCAGCCATAGGGTACTGACGAATACCTGAATCTAACCATGCTGTACGAGCCATAGAGCCATAGTACCAAACACGGTCTACATAGTTATAGATGACGTACTTATCAATTGTTGTGCCTGAACTAGAATCGCTTACATAAAACCACCAGATTTCATTATACCCTTCGTTAGTCCCTGCAAATACTTGGAAAGCTTGGTCTTTATTAATATCATTAAAGATGTACTGTTGTAGTGAACATGGCAAAGTCTCAACTCGACCTGAATACATATAGAACTTATCCGTACCCATCCAATAAGTAACGTTGTTTATAGTAATCATAGAATTAGGTGACATGACAGAAATGTTATCCATCAAGATATTAAAGCCCCATACGTAAGGCGCCCCCAGGTACTGCATAGAGTAAATTGCTGAGTCAGTCCATATTAGAATTTCTTGACGCGTTGCACGAGCCCCCATAATGAACGAGCCATTAGTTAATGCAAACTCACCCGCTTGATTAGTAACATCTGGCACCCATTGGTACGGGTCTAATTGGTCTGACCAACGAACTAACATTGGATTAAAAGCTGTAGTAGGGGTTCCTGAAACGTATGGGTTGGCACCCATTGCAATCACAAACTTTTGAATCGCTGAAGATACTATTTGATTGGTTTGTGTTGGTACATATGCACTGCTAGCTAAAGTGGCTAATAATTGTGCTCTATTGCTTACGCCTGTAGAAGCCTCCCAATAATAAATAGCTCCCCCACGAGGCGCAATTACCAAATCCTGACCAAAGTTGTCAGATGTCCAAAGACGTAGCTGTTGCCCAATCCCCGTGCCAGCAAAGGGTGTACCCCAGCCACTAGGTTGAGTAGTTACGGTAAC